CAAACTGAAGAAACTAGATGGTGTGACCCTCTTGCTCAGACCTTCCTTGTCGAAGATGCAGCATATGAAGGTGGAGTATTCTTAACGAAGATTGATCTATTCTTCCATAGTAAGGATGAAGAAATCCCAGTTTCTATTGACATAAGAACTGTTGAAAATGGAATTCCAACTCAGACTATCCTACCATTCTCTAAAGTGAATAAGGATGCTGATGACGTATTTACATCTTCAGATGCTTCTAAACCAACAACCTTTACATTTAAGGCACCTGTATTTGTAGGACGCAATCAAGAACATGCTATTGTCTTAACATCTGATTCTAACCAGTATAGAGTATTCATCTCATTACTTGGTAAGGATGCTATTGACGCTGCACATGCTGGTGAGAAGATCTCAGAGCAGCCATATATCGGTGTACTATTCAAGTCACAGAACGCATCTACTTGGACACCTTCTCAGTATGAGGATTTGATGTTTAAGATGTATAGAGCAGAATTTACACTTCCTACTACAGCAGCACCTTCTAAGTTGATGCTAGAGAATGCACAACTTGGTAGGAATAACGGTGGATATTTACACCTAAGACCAAATACTCTTAGAACAACTTCTGGAAGTGATCAGATTAGAGTGTTCCATGGTAACCATGGTATGCAATCCAATCTTAACTACTATGAATTAACTGGAGTAGTTTCTGAAGTTGCACCTACTGCCGTTAATATGGGATCTGGATTAACAACTACAGGTACTTCACTAACTGTTGATGATGCATCTCAGTTCCATACAACTATTGGTGGATCTGCTGTAAGTGCTTCTAACCTTGGTTTCCTCAAGATTATAGGTACTGCAGAGGATGGTAGTGCTGATGAGATTATCGCATATCAAGGTATCGCAGGTAACGTCATTACTATTAATGCTGCAGGTAGAAATTATTCAGGTACTTCAGGATCTGGTACAGGTAAAGCACATGCTGATAATGCAGTTGTACAATGCTACAACCTTACTGGAATCCCACTTACTTTAATTAATGGTACACATAATAATACAACTGGTGGAATTATCTCTATCAATAGTCCTCATAGTTACAACTTGAAGATTACTAATAAGACTGCTAGTTCGAGTATTAGTTGTGGTGGATCAAATATGATCGCTTCACAGAATATTCCTTGGGATGTTCTTACACCACAAATCCAAAGTCATGTAGAACCTAAGACTAGCTTTATTTGTAGAGTTAAGGGTACTTCTGGAACTTCCTCAGGACCATTCCCAACAGGGTTCAGTGCTGAAACATCATTCGTTAAAGATAGTGCATGGCAAGATGTTACAGTTGGTGACGATAACAACTTCTTCACAACTAAGGTTATTGCCAACCAGTTAAATGAGATTAACAGGATGAGTAGTGTGAAATCATTCACTATGGAACTCAATCTTAATTCTGAAGTAACTCACTTGAGTCCAGTTATCGATCTGGCACAATGCGGTATCATCACAACTGCTAATGTTCTCAATAACATCCCACCAACCTCAGGTATCGGTGGAGAGTGTGTTGCTAACTACATTACTAAGGTAGCAAAATTAGAGAAGAGTGCTAGTGGTATAAAGGTTATGCTTGCTGCTAACTCTTGGACAGAATCTAAGATTGCAGTCATGTATAAGTTAATACCAGTTGGTTACGCAGGTAATTTGGATGATTTGGAATTCCAATTCTTCAATACTGATGGTAAACCTGATACTGGAGAAATGATTCCACAGAACGAAATCTTCGCATGGACTGATTATGAGTATACAGTGGAAGAGGCAAATGACTTTGATGGATTCCAAATCAAGATAGCTCTTCTCGCTCACAACCAACCATACATACCTAGAGTTAAGGATTTCAGAGCAATCGCTCTTGCATAATGAGTAAAGACGTAGACATCTTTCTAGTCCCTGTCAGTGGTCACAACCAGCTTGGCAGGGATCCGTCGTCTAATGCGATAATAAACACAGATCAAAGTGCTTATGATGCGTATAAGAGAGCACGAAGGGAAGCAAAGAGAAAAGAAGAAGAAATGAGCTCTCTTAGGAGTGAAGTGGGTGAATTAAAAGAACTTGTTAAAAGTTTGGCTAAGAAGGTGGATAAATAGAGTTAAGCTAAATAATACTTAGGATTCCTTTAGAGTATGGCAAGTGCTGTATCCAATCTGCTGATTTATCAAGGTTCGGACTTCATTATCGATTTCAGTATCGAGAATGATAACGGAACTGTATTTAACCTAACTGGTTATTCAGTAGCTTGCAAGATTAAGAAACACTATACTAGTAGTTCTTCGACTACGGTAACAGCGGCAATATTGTCTCCTGCTACTGCTGGTCAGATTCAACTATCGTTAACTAATGGACAAACGGCTGCAATGAAGTCAGGTCGTTTTGTATATGATGTCGTTATTACTTCTGCTTCTGGTACCAAGTCAAGAGTGCTAGAAGGTTCTGTCAGTGTACTTGAGGGGGTAACTATCTAATGGCAAGACTGAGATTTGGAGACCAATCGGTTCCAAGAGTAACTAGAGTCGCCACAGGTGGTGGTGGAGGAACCATCGGAGGAATGTCCGATGTTGACCTTACTGATTCCTCGCAAGGTGGACTAGCAAATGGTGCAGTGCTAGTTTACGACGCTGCGAACACAAAATTTGTACCAACAAACATTTTAAACGACATCACTATCAACGGGGGTAGCTTCTGATGGCATCGAATATCCTAATTAAAAGGAGTACTGGATCAACCGCACCAGGAACCATAACTTACGGTGAATTAGCCGTAACAACTGGTGGTAACGGTACACAAGCAAACGCTGGTGACCGATTATTCATTGGTGACAATAGTAGTGCTGCTCAGGTAGTTGGTGGTAGATACTTCACGGACATGTTGGATCATGCCCATGGTACTGTAACTGCATCATCTGCTGTTCTTGTAGATAGCAACTCAAAGGTAGATACTTGGAATGTTGATGACATTAACTTGAATGCTAACGTCATTACAACAGCCACTACTGATGCTGACCTCATCTTCCGTGCAAATGGCACAGGTAAACTAGTAATAGAAGATGGTCAGGAACTAGAATTTGGAACTACAGGAGATGTAGAACTCTCATTCAATGATTCAGACGCAGTTTTAGACATTAAGCGTGTAGCAGGAACCCCCGACTTGCGTATCGCTGATGATATGAAACTAAACTTTGGTAATGCAAAGGATGGTTCTATCAGATATGACGAGACTACTACTGACAAGATCCAAGTAGATGGTGCAGACTGGAACTATGGAACTGGTGTCCAAGTAAACTTTGCAGATACAACTGATGCTTCTAACGTAGCAACTGCATCTGTAACTTATGCTGGTGGTATTGGTGTTGCTGCAACTGCATGGATCAAAGACCTTAAGGTTGATGACAACACAACATTGGGTACTGCTAATACTGACACACTAACAGTTAACGCAACAACAGTCTTCCAGAATCAAGTTACCTTCAATGGTCTAACAAACATTACTGGTAATACAGCTCAGACTGGTCAAATTGAAATTGACAATCTGAAATTAGATGGAAATACACTTTCCACTATTAATAGTGTACAAGAATTGATTATTGACCCATATCCTGCAGGTGGAGACGCTGATGGTTTGGTCATAATTAAAGGTGACCTTCAAATTGATGGTACTACAACGACTGTTAACTCTGCTTCAATGAGTGTTAACGATCCTACCATTGAATTGGGTGATCCTACTACTCCAGTAAATGTTCAATTAGCAGCTGCTGCTTCACAGGCAGATGTTAAAGTTGATGCTGTAGAACAACTACAAGTTGGTGACTCTGTAACTGCTACAGGAATTCCTGGTGGCACAACTATATCTGCTATCAACACTGGTACTAAGACCCTTACATTATCTGCTAACATCACTACTGAACTTGCTCTTGGTAGCACAATAGTTACAGTTAGAGGTGCTGATGATGCAATGGATCGTGGTGTTAAAGTACACTACAATGCATCTGGAACCAACAAGTTTGGTTTCTTCGGTTATGACCGTACAGGTGGTAACGATGGTGCAGGTGCTTGGACATTCATTGAAGAAGCAACTGACACAGGTACTGTTTTCGGTGTAACTGGAAACCGTGGTACTGTTCTTATTGGTGATCTTGAACTAGACACCGACCTTACCGTTCAGTATGGTGGTACTGGTGTTAGTACATTCACTCAAAACGGTATCGTATATGGTAATGCTGCAGGTGCTTTACAAGTAACTGGTGCTGCTAATATGAGTACTCCTGGATCTAGTCCTGACGTAACTGATTCTTATCAGATACTAACAGTAACTAGTGGTGGAGTTCCTGTATGGACAAACACCATAGACGGTGGAACTTTCTAAAAATTAGAATCTTATTAAAATGAATGCACAAATTGTTATTTCTACATTACAAAAAAAAGTATCTGAGTTGACCCTTATTAATGTGATGCTGGAAGCACAGATCCAAGATCTGTCAGCCCAGTTAAATAGTATAACCGAACAAAAAACTAGTGATGCTATAACAGATGGCAACGAGAATCAAGCTCAAGAGATCGACGACAGCGGCAGCCGTCCCGACGACTTCTAATTTAGAAGACGGCGAGGTAGCCCTTAATATAGTTGATCAAAAATTATACGCCAGAAATGGTGCAGCAATAGTTGAGGTCGCTAACCAAAAACCAAATGTAGGTGAGGTTACTACGGCAATGCTTGCCACGGACGTTACTAATGGTCCTGGTGGTACTTGGTATGTCAATAAAAATGGTGCAGACACCACTACGCTCACTAACTCAGGTGCTGGAGGTAAGCATCAAGACACAGCATTCTTAACAATAACTAAAGCCCTTAGTGTAGCTACTTCTGGGGATACAATTGTAGTTGGTGTAGGTAGTTATCAGGAAGTCTTCCCGATGACTATACCTGATGGTGTAACTCTACGTGGTACTAATTTACGTTCGACTGAAGTATATCCAACTGGCGCGACAAATAATAATAACGCATTTATTCTTTCAGGGGATTGCCATATCTCTGATATGACAATTAAAGGTTTCCAATATGATAGTGGCAACGATAAGGGATATGCATTTGTTCTAGTAGCATCTAAGGACTCAGTTAAGAGTCCCTATGTTGAAAGAGTTACTGTATCTACCAAGGGTAGTGTAGTTTCTGGTGCTGATCCATATGGATTTGCACAAGCTGATGCTGGACGTGGTGCCCTATTAGATGGTGCTCAAGTAGATTCTGGTTCACAACATGCTGCTGTACTCTTTAATGAGTGTACATTCATCACTCCAAACCAAGTTGGTATTAAAGTAACTAATGGTATTCGTGTTGAATGGTTAAATTCATTTAACTATTTTGCTTCTATTGGTCTTCAAGGTGTACAGGGAGCAACAGGTAAGTATGGTACAGGTAATACTCGATTAAAATTAGGTGGTGTTAGTGGAACTTTTGCTACTTCTGAGATAGCATATCAGTTAGAGGATAGTTTCCAGTCTGGTACATATACTCGTGCTGGAACCACAGTTACCTTAACAAGAACTGGACATGGTTTATTAACCAATGATTACATCTATGCAGACTTTATCAGTGGTGGTGCTACAGATAACTTCTATCAAGTTACTAAAGTAGATGCTAACGTTGTTACATTTACTGATTCAGCATCTGGTACAATCACT